TTGATGCTGCTGATGTCATTCGTGTTTATGCATCAACTGCAAATCTTTCATTCAATGCCTATGGAAGCGAGATCGTCTAATGAGTATTACAAATATCCCGGGCGTCCCAAGCTTCTATCAACGGGTTCAAACTTTTACTTCCGCAGGTACTTTTACACATCCAGATGGATATGGATCGACTAGGGCAGTTTACGTCGTGGTTATCGGTGGCGGCGGTGGCGGTTCTGCTGGCGTATCTGCAACGAATCAATCAACAAATGTGTTCGGCTGTACTGGTGGTTTTGGTGGAGCAAGTGGTTATGCTTTGGCATCTTTAATAAGTATTTCAGCCGATGTGTCTGTAACTATCGGAGCAGCAGGCGGCGGCGGTGCCGCTGTAACTTCCGGCAATGGAACGGCTGGAACTGCTGGCGGAACTTCATCATTCGGAACACTGACAGCAGCAGGCGGCGGCGGTGGCCCTGCTTCTAGAAGTGCAGCTTCCGCTACAAATTATGCTGGAGCATCTGGCGGTACAGCAGGAAGAAGTTTGAACACTGGAGCAAGTGCGACCGCTGGTGGTTCTACAGGCGGCGATGGACTATCTAATGGAAATTCATATTATGTTGGTGGTTCTGTATATAGTTTAGGTCAATCTAGTGGATTCATTCCAACAACCGCATCGGTAGTCGTTGGGCCGGTTACAGGTATTATTAATTCACCATCAGTTTATGTTCCGGGTTCAGGTGGCTGCGGCGGTTCATCTCAAAATTCAGTTACAGCCTACACAGCAGCAGGTGGAACTGGCGGAGCAGGATTTTATGGTTCTGGCGGTAATGGTGGAACTTCAAGTCACACATTGGGAACAACAGCATCAACTGGAACTGCTGGCGCTGCTGGAAGTGGTTATGGCTCAGGCGGCGGCGGTGGCGGAAATGCAACAGCAACTGGCGCGGCAACTTGCACATCAGGAGCAGGTGGCGCTGGCGCTGGTGGTCTAGTCGTAGTGTTTTACTAGGAGATCAAATGGCTAAAAATTATGCAGTAATTGAGAATGACATTGTCATCAATGTAATCGTGGCAGAAACGCTAAAAATTGCGAAAGATATTACTGGCAAAGAATGCGTTGAATGCGATGGTTCATTCTGGATCGGCTGGACTCGAAACGGCAAAGACTGGATTGCTCCAGAGGTTGCACCAGATGTCACCGAATAGCCAAAACGGATGGACAGCATCAAAGGTCAAAGCCGAAATCGACATTGACTCATTCTTGATTCCGGGAACTAAGGTCAAACTAACCTGCAATAAAGCCGTTGCGCCATTGCTGGTCGGTTTTGCCGCTGAATTCCATGAGCTGATCGAGCCGATCGATGAAGGCTCATTGGATGATTGGGGCTATTGCTACCGTGAAATCAGGGGATCATCAACAGCTTTGAGCAATCACTCAAGTGGCACAGCAATTGATCTCAATTCTACAAAGCATCCACTTGGCAAGGCTGGCACATTCCCACTGGCAAAAGTGGCAATGATTCAGGCGCTAGCAAAGAAATACTCATTGAAATGGGGCGGGGACTATCGGGGGCGAAAAGATGAAATGCACTTCGAAGTCGCAATTCCAAAATCGAAACTCGACGCGGCAATTGCGAAGATTGAGGCTAAGAAATGAAACAAGCAAAAGCAATGCTGGCATCTTGGGCTAGAAGTTCGATGGCTGGGGCATTGGCCGTTTATATGACTGGCAATACAAATCCGAAAGATTTGGCAATGGGTCTAGTGGCTGGAATTGTTCCGGTACTGGCTCGATGGGCTAACCCGCACGATTTGTCATTCGGTAAGCAAAAGTGAGCGTAGGCGAATGGACGGCGGTTGGTGGTCTGGTCATAGCGATATTGACCGCCGTTTATTCGTCAATGAAAGTGATTGTCAGATCAATCATGTTGGAACTCAGCCCGAATGGTGGTTCGAGCATGAAAGATCAAGTCAGCCGAATCGAAGCTAGATTGGATCAATTGATTCTTGAAATGGCAATTGCTCAAAAAAGGGATTAAGACACGCCCAAAATTGAGCGCAGTTCTTGACGATGTCGGCGCTTTGCTTCATTCTTTTATCAGGGAGCGAAGCACAGTAGCTGCCTGATCGGGAGCGAATATGTACACAATTGGCGAAGTAGCAATGTGGTTATTACTGGGGGTCTTTGCGGGCTTTGTAGTGGGCTACACAATAGGACTTAGAGAAGGCAATCGCGTTGGCTATGTACGCGGCAAGATTGCCGGAAGCAGGCGGTCACGACAATGGCTGCATTCATGGACAATTATGAAGGCAACAAAGATCGAACTGATCGATGGATTGCGACATATCCAGAAGGTCGGCTCAATGCCCAAATTGTCGAATTTGATGCGGTCAAGGGTTATGTATTAGTTCAGGCAAAAGGCTGGCGCAACCAGATTGAACTTGAGCCAGCAGGTGTGGATTATGCCTATGGTTATTTAGCAGCTTATAGCGACAAAATGCGCCGCTGGATGGTTGAAGATACGGTCACGTCAGCTTTGATGCGCGTGATGGCGTTGATCATGGGCGGCACTGAGAAGTCCACAAAAGAGACAATGCAACAGGTTCAAGCCTACGCAGAGCCAACCTATGAGGATGATCCTTGGAGCAAGCCATTTTCAGAGGATGGATTTACCACGGCAGCCGATGGCATTGGAGAGATCGCCGGGCAATTAGGCAATCAACTTGCAGCGGCAGCTCCACGATGTCAGCATGGCTCACGTATCTGGCGCGAAGGCGTTAGCCAAAAGACGGGCAATGCATGGGCGAATTACTCATGCCCAGAGAAGGTTAAAACAAACCAGTGCAATCCAGTCTGGTACGTTTTAGCTTCCGATGGTCAATGGAAGCCGCAGGTGTAACGATGGGTGAAATGGAGATCATCAAGCTAAACACAGGCGAAAGAACAATTTACGCCATCGATGGCACAATCATCAAAGAGCAAAGTCCAATCGAAATCAATTGGTGCGACAAATGTGAGAAATGGAAGCCGCTTGATTTTGGTCGATACGATGGCTCAGATGGCTTGGACATGATCTGGATTTGCAGGGAATGCAAATGATCATGATTCGATTAAATCGAACGGATGAGATTACAGCTCACACCAGCGGATTGGCGCGAGAAGCTACATTTGGGTCAAATCCTAAGTTCATCGGCAATAAAGGCAATTTTCACAATGCTGTGGTTATTCATTCCGAAGCCGTGGGATCAGAGATTGCAGTGGCAAGATATGCCGGAATTGAAAACTTTGAGCCGACAGTCAATACATTCAAGACCGAGCCAGATGTGATGTGGAATGGCATTGGCATCGAGGTCAAGCGCACACCGCATCGCAATGGTCATTTGATAATTACCAATGACGATCGTGACAGTGACATGGCGGTGCTGGTAGTAGGTGAATCACCGACTTATTACTTGGCGGGATGGATACCAGTCGGCGTTGCAAAGCGACCAAGGTTTGAATCATCATCGGGCGGCTGGTGGGTTAGTCAAATCAATCTACAGCCGATGGAGATATTGAAAAGGAACTGCGATGCGAATATTAAAGTTTGATTGCTCAATCTGCGCAAAACTTCATGGGGATGCCCGGCAATTGCATGGCTTGACTAAAGGCGCAGAGCTAACGCTTCATGAGTGGTTCGCCCAATGCGCTGGTTGCGGTGCAATTAGCATCAAGATTGTTGATGAATCATTAGTGGAGCAGTTATGAGCATTGTCAAAATGTCATATCAATGTCAATGCGGTGCAATTATTAAGATCGAGGATCGTCAGATCATCGATGGGTTTATCGCGTTGCAGGTAGCCGTTGTAGATCATGAGGATGAAGCCTGTGGATAACCTGTGTACAACACGCCAAAGCAGCGCTCAAGTTATCCACATTGTTGCGATGTATTTGACTAAGGCTGTACGCTCCATACTCGCTGGCGAGCCGCTGAGGCGGATAGCTCGCGGGCGATGTCTGGTGCTATTGGGTGTGCTATGTATTGTTGGCACAACACAAGCGGAAGCAATGACAAACATTGATTACTATAAGTTATATGCCCATTCAAGAATCATTGATGCAAATGAATATCGATGTCTAGAACAGCTATACACAAAGGAATCTAATTGGAATCCAAAAGCCCGGACTGGTTCACACTATGGAATCCCACAGATGCGTAATGACAAGCTGAGATCAATGGATGCTTACACTCAGATCGACTGGGGATTGCGTTACATCAAAGGCAGATATAAGACACCATGTAAAGCATGGGCATTCTTCAAGGCAAAGGGCTATCACTGATGAGCAGAGCTTGGGCAAATGGTTCAACGTCTAGATGGCGCAAGATCAGACTTAGGATATTGGCGCGCGATGGATGCTGCCAGCTATGCGGTCAGGTCGAAGGTCGAATGCACATCGATCACATAATTCCAAAGCGATTGAACGGCACTGATGATGACTGGAATTTGCGACAATTATGCCAAAACTGCAATTTGAGCAAAGGGGGTCGGTTTTTTGAAGGTGCTTTAACACCCCCGACTCTCCATGCAGCGTATGTACCCCAAAACGTGAGCATAAGTCATGACTAAGCCTGAACTAGCCATTGTTTATGGCTCATCGGCTCAAACTGGCTCAGATCGGCTGCAATCGGTTTTCGAACCGTCATCAGCTCCACGAATTCATTCTCCACTTAATGATTTACCTTCACGGGGCTCTGAATTGATTGATTTCGCTGAGCAATTTATCTCTGGCGGCTTCATGCCGTGGCAGAAATGGCTCGCAGAACATAGCTTGAAATACAAATCTGACGGTCGATGGGCTCATCCGATTTCGGTTGCGATGCTTCCACGTCAGAATGGAAAATCTACCTACATGCTGGCTCGCATTGCAATGGGGCTCTTTCACTGGGATGAACCACTTCAAATCGCATCGGCTCACCGACTTGTGACATCGCTTGAACAATTTCGGCAGCTAGTCGGAATGATTGAATCTCACGATGATCTTGCTAAACGCGTCAAGCGAATTCGCTGGCAACATGGAGCAGAAGAGCTTGAGACATTGACCGGGCAGCGCTTCATGATTAAAGCTGGTGGCGCAGCAGCTCGCGGTGCGTCCCCTACAACGGTGCATCTTGATGAACTTCGTGAAATGCACGACCTCGAATCATTTGCGTCTTTACGTTATGCACTTATGGCTGCGAAAAATCCGCAGGTAAACGCGTTCACGAATGCGGGTGATTCACACTCCGTCGTTCTGCAAATGCTTCGTGATCGAGGGCTTGCTGCAATGGCTGGGGCTGACGATGACATCGGTTATTTCGAATGGTCTGCGCCTACCGATGAGATCAGCTTCGAGAATGCGGCATCCTGTAATCCCGCACTTGGAATCACGATTCACCCTGACAACCTTCGATCGATCTTGAATGATCCGCCAGAAGTTGTCATGACAGAAGTTCTTTGCAGATTCGTCCAGACGATTTCCAGTGTTATCGGAGCAAATGAATGGAATCAGTGTGCCGATGATTCAGTCGATCTTGATCCTGAAAGATTGACGTGGCTTGCCATCGACTGCTCACCGGATCGTAGATTTGCAGCATTGGTTGCCGCTCAGAAGCTAGGCAATGAGACTTTTGTCGTAAAGCTACTTCATGTCTGGGAAAACTCAGTCCAGCTTGACGATAAGGCGATTGCAAATGATGCGGCTAATTACTGCCGCAAATATTCGATCGAACATGTCCTTTACAGCAAGCGAACATCTGGCGCGGTTGCATCTCGTCTAATCCCTGCTGGAATTCCCGTCTTCGATATGGACGCTGATTATCCTCAAAGCTGCGACGAGCTTCTGGGAGCTATAAATTCGGGTCGTCTCCGTCATAGAAATCAAAGTGAGCTCACGACTCAAATGCTTTCGGCGGTGCAGTTGCGTCGAGGCGACTCAAGTTGGGTCATAGGTCGCAGAGCTTCTCAAGCGGCGGTCTGCGCTGCCGTTGCAACCGCACTCGTTACGCATTTTGCTACCAGACCAGAGACAGAGATCGACATCCTTGTCGGTTAGACACGCCCATTGCGCTTAATTGCTATAACGGCGGGTTGATGCTTGACATTTGAAAAAATTATGTCATGGGAATCCGTGACATCTTTGCAACGCGTCAAGTCGATAGCGTAGCTCCTCAACGCTCCCCCGATATTTCTGCGCAACTTGGTCCAGTTACTTCACTTGATTCATTGACGCCATTCTTCGGCGGAGCAAATACTGCAACGCGTGAAGAATTCATGTCGATACCTTCAGGGGCTCGCGCAAGAAATATAATTTGTTCATCGATTGCATCGATTGGTCTTCATGTAATTGATCGATCAACTGGAATGGAAATTGAAGATGCACTTCCCCGGGTAATTCGTACACCCGATCCGCGAGTGCCTGGGTCAGCGACCTACGTCTGGACGCTTGAAGACATTTTGCTATACGGCTACGGGTACTGGTCTATCACGGAACTATTTGCCGACACAGGACGCGTTCGAAGCGTCGAAAGAGTTTCACCAACTCGCGTAACTATCCAAACAAACTCTCTCGCAACTGAGATCGAGTATTACATGGTCGATGGAAGTCCAGTGCCTAATTCTGGACTCGGTTCACTTGTCGTCTTCAATGGCAACGATGAAGGAATTCTTAATCGAGCAGGTCGAACAATCCGCACGGGTGCGGAATTAGAACGTGCCGCTGCAATGTACGCCAGAGAACCAATTCCGTCGATGGTACTGAAAAGCAACGGCACGGCTCTTCCCGCTGATCGAATTGCAAAGCTTCTCGAATCGTGGGGCTCAGCTCGACGCAATCGTGGCACTGCATTCTTAAATGCCGACGTTGAATTGCAATCAATCGGCTTCGATCCTGAGAAGTTACAGCTTGCTTCTGCGCGTTCATATATTGCAACAGAACTTGCTCGCGCTTGTGGAATCCCTGCCTATTACATCGATGCAGAGACTGGCTCTTCAATGACTTACTCGAATGCAGTCAATCAACGTCAGACTTTGCTCGATTTCTCTTTAATTCCGTTAATGACTTCGGTTTCTGAGCGTTTATCAATGCCAGATTTCGTCCCGCAATCGCAGCGCGTCGAGTATGACTTGTCTGACTATTTACGCGGTAGCGATCTAGAACGCGCAAACATTTACAAGACACTGAATTCAATCGTGGACGCAAATGGAAATCCAGCAATCACAGTTGAAGAAATCCGACAAGCAGAGGAACTAATCAAATGAAAGTAATGACACCGTTCACAATTACAGCAGCCGATTCAGAAGCTCGCACAATCACCGGTCAGATCGTGGCATTTGATACTGCTGCAAAAGCATCGACTGGAAAAGTTTTATTCAAATCAGGTTCAATCATTCCAACAAATGTGAAATTGAATCTTGAACATGATTCAGCACGTCCAATTGGCAAAACACTTTCTATGGAACTTGCTCCAGATGGTAAGTCGATCAATGCAACATTCAAAATCTCAAAAACTAACGCGGGTTCAGACAGTATCCAAGAGGCAATGGATGGACTGCGCGACGGATTTTCAGTAGAAGCGAATGCAATTGATTTCGGATATAACGAAGACGGCACGATGGTCGTCAATCAAGCTGATTTGGTCGGTGTCGCTTTGACTCACAATCCTGCATTTGATTCAGCACGTGTATCAAATGTCGCGGCGACTACCGCACCAGAAATTTCTGAATCATCACCTGATGAAGCAGAAGCAACACCACAACAACCAACAGAAGGAGACGTCGTGGAAAACACCGTCATAGAGCCAGATACCGCCGAGACGGTAGAAGCTTCAGCACCATCAGTTCAAGCATCAGCATCAAAGCCAGTTAATTTCATTGCAACACGCAACCCAGTAGTCTCACCAGAGACATTCTTAATGCACAAAGTCGCAGCAATGCGCGGAGATGAAAATTCTCGTTCTTTCATTGCAGCAGCTACATCTTCAACAGACAATCCGGGTTTAATCCCTACACGTCAGCTTCGTGAAGTCGTGAACGGTCTTGCCGACAATGTAAGAGCTTCCATTGATTCGATTTCTCAAAATACCTTGCCGTCGGCAGGGCTTGTTTTTCAAATTCCAAAGATCACGCAGCTTCCAAATGTGAGCGTCGTAGATGAGCTTGATCCTGTAACACCTGTTGTTATGGAATCAGAATTCATCAATGTGGACGTCAAGTCATTCAAGGGCAATCAAATTATGTCAGTCGAATTGGCTGACCGATCTGATCCACTTTTCTACACAGAGTTGATCGCAAATTTGACCGCGCAATATGCTCGCGCAACTAACGAATATAACTCAGGCATCATCGTCAATGGTGCAACCGCAACCGCTTCAGGTTACGGTAGCAACATCACAGCAGCAGAGCTTCTTTCATGGGTTTCAGCTGGTGCAGTTAGCGTTTATGCCAACACATTTAAGTTCGCAGATGCAATCGTTGTCTCGCCAGAAATGTGGGGACGCATCATGAGCTTCTCGGTAGATGGACGTCCAATCTATAACGCCCTTCAGCCTCAAAATGCAGCAGGTAATGCGCAGCCACGTTCACTTCGCGGATCAGTTAATGGTCTCGATCTTTGGGTTGATACAGCACTTACAGGCACAGGCGATGACTCAATGTACGTCATCAATCGCGATGCATACACTTGGTATGAATCAAGTCGCTTAGAACTGAGAACTAATTTCATCGACGATGGAAGCATTGGAATTCTCATGTACGGCTACGGAGCAACAGCAAAGAAGATCGGCGCTGGCGCTTACAAGTTCGTAGAATAAAAATCAATCATCGACGGCGGTCGCTCCCGAACGTCGTCGAGCAGTAGAGAGGATCGCTCATGCCACAAGTCGTCACCGCGTCAGAACTTCGCGCCGTCTTGGGCGTGAGCGTTTCACTTTATTCAGATGCATATCTTGAACAGTGCATTGATTCAGCAGAACTCACAATCCTTCCGCTTTTAACTGGTTACCAATCTGCCGTGACTTCGGTCTATGTAAAAGATTTGGTAGCTTATTACACGACGCAACGCGTCAATTACTTCGTGCCCGGTCAATCTGTGGTGATTTCAGGATGCGGTGATTTTGACGGGACAGTCACTATCACTGACGATCGCATCCGTCCCTTTGAATTC